CTAGGTAAACGTGGAGTCAATAGGGAGAGACGAGAAATCTGCATCCCGAAGCAAAATATTTCGGGCACTAGCCGAGAGTACGTGCCGGGACTACAGGTCGGGGAATGCCAGGTAGCCCGATACGTAGAGCACGCAGAGAAGCGGAGAAGCGCGAGGCCGAACTGCGGCAGTCAGACCCGAAGCGGTGGGCGGCAGAGCAGATGCTGCGTCAGCAGCAGCAGCAGGCTGAGCAGCAGCAAAGTACGCTCGCCCCCCTTTCATCTACCGCAGATCGCGTGCGCGTGGGCGCTACGCACGAGCTGTATCGCACCGTGTTGGATGGAGCGCAGGACGCACTGACGCTATTGCGCGAGGGTATGGCTGGTACCTCGAGAGGCAGAGACCTGCGCGACCTGGCGGTGACAGCGCAGGCGTTGCTTCGTGCGGCGCGAGAGATGGAGAAGCACGCACCACCCGAGGAGCCGCCGTCACTCGCCGAGCTCGAGGCAGCCGAGGCAGAGGCCGAACGCCTGCTCGCCGAACGCCGAGGCCGTGGGTAGCCGATTTCCCACCAGCCCCCCGCGCGGGAATTACTAGGGGACCCTACTCCTTTGCGGGCGTAGGGGACCCCATCCGGCGGTGGTCTGCCAGGGGTCCCCGATACCGTCTGTCTTCTCTGGAATCTCCGGGAAGTTATTCGTGGACGGTATCACGAACCTCTGTGCCGAAATTGTGTAGGCGGCGCAAGTGTTTCTCTTTCTTGTCAAGTCCATTTCGCCTGTCATGGTTTGACGTTTGACGCGGTGCACTCGTGATTTTGGGCACTAGGCACCGCGCCCTCCGCTGCTTAGACGGTGCTGCATGGAGGTGGAGACATGTTCCTGCTCGGCTTCGTGATCGGGATTCTGGCGACTGTGGTTACGCTGTGCGTCTGGGCGGTGAGGGACTGATGCCGAACTACGTGGATGAGCCGCCGACCTTCAAGGAGCGCTTCGACGCCATCGAGACCATCCTCGCGATCCAGCGGAAGCGGCTGGAGGACATCGAGGACGGGCAGAAGGCCATCAAGAAAGCCGTGGGCTGCATCCTGCTCGGACTCGCGGGGCAGCCGGTGAACGTGAACGCCGAGCTTCTGGAGTCGCTGGGCTTCAAGGCGTCGCCGATCATCCCCGCCAGTGCCGTGGTGAAGGCTTCGTGAGGCGCACCGTGGTCGAGATCAAGCGCAAGCGGTGGAAGCATGAGTGCCCTAGCTGCCACAAGGTGGTCCGCTGGCAGCTTGCACTGTGCAGCCTGTGCTCGTGGCGCGGCTACCCGCTGAAGAACCGCATGTGGGTGAAGGAGAAGCCGTGACTCCACAGCCGCAGTACAGCCGCAGGCAGCTCATCGCCATCGACAGACCCGAGGCGAAGGACCGTCCCGACACGTTCTGCACCCGAGATCCGCACAAGAGGCTGGTGCGCATCTACCGCCGGGGCAAGGACGCGACTCTGCACCTCGTCACGGCGCTCTCCATCGACCTCGACGACTGGCCGGTGTGGCACGCTACGGTCGGGTATCTGCAGCCGTCCGGTGACGATGCGGACTTCTTCGTCCCGAAGCGCATGTGGACGGAGCAGATGCATCAGGATGCCACCCGGGAGATGCAGGAACTGGCACGAATGCCCTACGACGACCCTCCGTACCGCACTGCGTGGCGCACGAAGGAGCGTCCTGCGGAGTGGCACGTATTCTGGGAGGTGACTCCCATCGTCCGCGACATGGTGACGGCGGCGCAGAGTGGCTTCTACGAGCCGATGGTGCGTATCCGCGACCCGAGATGGGCGAACGAGGACGAATGATGGACTGCAAGTGTATGCGCGTCGATGAGCGTTTCTGGATCGTGGACGACAAGTGCGTTCCGCCGATGCACCGGACCCTAAAGCGCAGATATTCCGAGGGCGGCGACATGGCCGTGCCGGATGGCAGCATGTTCGACCTCAACATCTTCTTGGACAACGAAAATGGTGCCGCGCTCATCTTCGATTGCGGCTGCGAGGCGCACTTTCACCCGGACGGGAGTCCGTTTTTCGACATCGACACCCGATGCCTGCTTGAGTATCACCCGGATTTGCAGCGGTGACGCACCGTGTTTGACTTCGGAATCTCCTCGATCTTACCACCGGGAGACTTCGACCGGCACGGCTACCTGTGCTTCCGGTGCGGTTGCTACGTAGAGTACGTCCACGGCGGCGATGACATCATTTCTCACTACCCATGCCATACGCACGCGTGGAGAACGCGCCCCAGATCGTGGAAAAAGTTGCGCGAGTCCCAAAATAGGTAGAAATGAGCGAGGCTGGTGCAGGACCAGCCCGATCTCACGCAGCTAGCCATCGCCGTACGCAGGGCGAACAAGGCAAAGCGCGCAACGAAGTTCGCCCGCTTCAAGCCGCTGGACTACCAGCGCGAGTGGTTCGAGACGGACCGCCCGATCCGCGTCTACACCCTCCCCAACCAGAGCGGAAAGACGACTTGCGGGGCGATCGTTATGCTCTCGGCGTGCCTCGGGCACAAGCCGGTCGCGATGGGCGGCAATCCCCCGCCGCGATGGCCGCAGGGCACGCTCGCCGGCAAGAAGTTCATGTGTGCGGGGGAGTCCTACGAGAAAATCACCACCGAGACGATCTGGCCCAAGCTGCAAGAGTACGTCTCGGAGGACATGATCAAGCGGATCACGAAGAACGGGAAGTACATCTCGACCGTCGAGTTCGTGACCGGCGCAGTCCTCGCCTTCCGTAGCTACGATCAGCACTGGCGGAAGTTCGAGGGCGGCAACTTCGATGGCGTCTGGTTCGACGAGCCGCCGCCGCAGGACGTTTTCTCCGCCACCCGGCGAGGACAGATGGCGACCGAGGGCTGGTGCATCATCACCGGCACGCCACTCCCCGGTTCCTCGTGGATGCGTGACGAGCTGATCTTCGCGGAGCAGAACCTCGACTGCGAGGAGTGCTCCGGCGGCGACAAGCCGCACGAGGAGATCGTCAAGGGACAGCCCATGCACGGGCAGGTGTTCGTGCCGCAGTCCATCGAGATGCACGACAACTGCCGGGAATGCCACGGCGGATACCTACCGCACGCCTCCATCATGGCGTTCCTTGAGAGCATCAGCGACGAGAGCATCCGCGCCGCCCGCCAGCACGGTATCTTCGTGGACTCGGCGACGCTCACGTTCGGATACGTGAACGACCGCGACAACGTCGTGGACGACTTCGACGCGCCGACCTCGTGGCCGCTGGTGGAAGTCGTTGATCCTAGCCCGAAGCGTGGCCTGCACATCAAGTGGTACGTCTGCGACCCGCAGGACCGCTGGTACAACATCGCAGCCGAGCGCATCCCATCCGATGGCGGGTTCCGGCGCATGGCGCAGCAGGTATTCGCGCACCGTCAGAAGATCGGTAGGCACCCGGACCTTGCCCTCATGGACCCGCGCGGCGGGCACCACAAGCAGGTCGGGGCCGACGGCATCAAGGACTGGTTCGACCAGTTCCGCGCGCACGGCATCACGTACGTTCCGGCTGTCGCACCGAGCGTAGACAACGCGCGAGTGCAGATCCTCCACGACTGGCTCAAGCCGGTCTTCGACCCGTCGAAGGGTGGCGAGCAGGTACCGCGTCTGCGCTTCTGCCGCCGCCTTCGCACCATGAAGAAGGGCCCGCTGTGGGCCTATGAAAGGTTCACATGGGATCCAGTTCTGTCGCCGAAGAAACAGTACGAGCAGGAGTGCAAGGACTTCATCGACTGCGACATGTACCTGGCGCTGTGGGTGGAGAAGCACAACCTGACGTTCCAGAAGTACGAGGACATGGACCGTCCGCCGACGATGGGGATCGCGGCGTCGTACTCAAGCGGCCCACCCGTGGGCGTCCAAAGAAGGCCAAACCCGCTCCGAAGGACGAGTCTCGGGAGGAGTTACGGCGGGAAGCACCCGGAGTGGGTGAGCCGGATCAGGGGAAGCTACAGCTAAGTCTGGAGCAGATTCAGCAGGCGCTCGGCACGCTGAATCAGTTTCAGGAAGCGGCGGTGCGGCAGGTTCTCGACCAGATGGCCGGGAAGATGCGGCAGATGGAGAACGTGATCCGCGCGTTGCAGGCGCAGGTTCCGCCGCCCGAGCCGCCCGAGGACGAGGAGACTGCGAAGTTAAGGCTCGCCCGCGAGCAGTTTGTGGCGAATCAGAAGCTGCGAGAGGCTGCGGAGCCGCCTGCTCCTAGGCTTCCCGACCCGAATCAGGTGTTCGATGCGCGACTTAGGTCTGTCGAAGTTGCGCTCGCGGAGGTTCGCGACTACATGGCGCGAAGCGTGACCCCTGTCACGCAGCAGATGCCTCCTCCTCCCCCCGCGACGGTCGCGGCACCACCGGTTTCATATCCGCCGATGGTGTCGCAGCCGCCGTCTTTCTACAATCCCATGGCGGGAGTGCCTGCACAGCCTCCGTTCTGGAGGCGCTAGTTGCTGATGCCCTCTGGCTTCGGCGGGCTTAGTACGCCGCAAGCATCCCTCCTCAGTCCCTATCCCGCCCCGAAGTGGGCGGACTTCGTCCAGATGGGGAACTGGCAGGAACTGGGCATCGTAGATCAGGAGCGCGCGGCGGGACTGACCGAGAAGGACATCATCTCGTGGGTGCTGAACTGCCGCGAGGAGTCCGCCTCCGCGCGTAAGGTTCTGGAGCCGTACTGGATCTACTACGAGGATCTGTACAACCTCCGCACCTGGGACGACGACAAGCAGGAGTGGCAGTCGCAGATCGTCGTGCCCGAGATCCGAACGAAGGTCCGAGTCATACTGTCGATGATCCAGTCGGGTCTGCTCGACGCGCCCGAGTTCTTCAAGGCGGTTAACCTCGGCACGCCGTACGACGACGAGGTGGTGCGCTTCATCCAGAGACTGCTGGATCACCACGTTCAGGACTCGGGCTTCATCGACGCGATGCTGGGCGCGCTGGAGGAAGGGCTTCTGCTCGGTTCCGGCTGCGCTGGGCTGACCATCGAGGACTTCGTGGACCGCCGCCCGCACATTCAGGAGCCGTCTCCTGAGCAGATGATGCAGTGGCAGCAGATGTCGATGATGGCGCAGATGCAGGGCGTGCAGCCGCCTCCTCCCCCGCAGCCGTTCGTGGAGGCCACGCCCGAGCAGCGTTCACGCTTCCTGTGGAAGATGAAGACGCAGTGGGCGATGTACCCCGACCCGCTCGGCGAGACGTTCCAGAACGGGAAGTACGCCATCGAGGAGTCCGAGGCCGACGAGGGCGACATCGAGGACCGCTGGCGGGCGGGAATCTACGACTCGATCGACGACATCGGCGAGCCGCAGGGGGCGCGTGGCATCCGCGAGTACCGGCAGCGCCGCGATTCGCTGGATCAGGTGAAGCGCAGCCCGCGTCGGCGGCACGGCATCATGGAGTTCACGGGCACGATCTGCGACCGCGAGGGTCGCGAGGTCGCTCGAAACTGGAACGTCACGATCATCAACGAGCGCACCATCGTGCGCTGCTCGCCGAACCCGATCTGGACTGGCAAGAGCCGGTACGTGTGGTGTACGCCGCTGCCGCACCGGGGTCGCGTGTGGGGTCGGAGCCTGATCGACGCCGACAGCCACATTCAGGTGGCACTCACCAACCTGCTGAACCTGATCATCGACGATGCGAAGTACAGTACGTTGTCGGCTTTCGTGTGGAACACGAGTGCCGCTGACGAGCCGCACGCGCCGGACAGCATCGAGCCCGGCAAGATCTACAAGGCGAAAGACCCGTCGCTGCTGCAGAAGCTGCAGTTCGGCACCAACGCGAACGCGATCTGGCCGGTGTTCAACCAGCTTCAGGACATCGGCGGCAAGAGCACGCAGATCAGCGAGTGGGCTGACGGCACGCCGACGAGCCGTGGGCGTCCGTCCGCTGCCGAGGTGAAGACCAAGACGGCGGCGGGCACGAGTTACGTCCACAACATGACTCGTGACCTTGAGCGTAACGTCCTCGAGCCCGCGTTGCAGCTCATGTACGAGGCCGTCGTCCAGTTCGGCTCGGATACTACGGACCCGAAGCTGTCCGCGATGCTGCAGGAGTACGGTGGCCCGCAGTGGTTCAACGACCCGTTGCAGCGGCTGCAGGTGCTCGACAAGCCTTTCCGCATCAAGGTCGGCGGTATCTCGCTGATCATGAACCGCGACACGCTGATGGAGCGTGTGATGCAGTTCATCCAGACGATGCAGATGACGGGTATACCGCTCCCGCCCGAGACGATGATGAGCCTGCCGTTCATCATCCTGACGGGCCTCGGCTTGACGCCTGAGCAGGTTCACTACCCGCGTACGACCCAAGAGCTGCAGCAGATGATGATGATGATTCAGATGCAGCAGCAGGCAGCCATGCAACAGGGAGGCCCGGGGGGTCCACCCGGAGTGCCGCACGGCACCGCGCCGGGTGCTTCCCCTGCACACCCGGGCCTCCCGCCCCCAGGATCGCAGATTCCGCCGTCGCCGGGAATGAGCCCAATGGCGGCGTAACCGCAGGAGTCTACCCGGCTGCGTGACAATCCGGGCGTGGTGAGCGGGAGTATGGACCCCGCAGGAAGGATCGAGAGATGCCCAGAGCTACCATGAGGGACAACTTCAATCTGGAGACGCCGAGCGTCACCAAGAGCGTCATGGCGCTGCACGATGCGGCGGCTGGCGTGGCGGTGTGGACGCCTGCGAGCGGCAAGCGGGTGGTGATCACCGGCTTCAACCTCCAGTGCTACGTCGGCGTGACGCTGCAGAACGCGGCGGCTGGCGACTACGCGATCATCTACGACAGCGTGACCACCGCTCCCATCGCGCTCGTGGGCGTCTGCCTCGTGCCGACCCCGATGCGTGGCACGCTGCTCAACTCGGGTGCGCAGATGACTGCCACGCCGGGTACGTTCGCTCCTGCCGTCGCGACTGGCGCGCAGTCGGCGAACCTCATGGCCCCGCCGGTCAAGACCTTCTACCGCTCGTCGGCGAAGGACAACGTGATCAAGTTCGCGCTCGTCGTCGCTGCGACTGGTGTCGCGGTCGATGTCGGCACTGGCGAGCTTCGTCTCGTCGGCACGATCTGGGGTCACGAAGAGGACTACTGAGCCTCTTAACCGCGACGGGTGGACCAGCCCCCACCCGGCGTGCGGAGACATCAATGCGAAGGATTCTCTTGGGGCTGGCGCTC